AAACCTCAAAATCGTAAAATATCATCCTGTCACCTTTTCAAATGCAGGGTGGAATAACATATTGCTATCCCACCCATAACTTAATTAGCAGTCAAACACCTCATTGATAGTGATAGGGTTGAAATCTTTCGCAGCCCAATCAACCTCAGCTTCAACCTTTCCCTGCACTTCCTGAAAGATGTCAAGAACACAATCAGCAAAGTCAGAATAATTGTAAAATTCCGGTACGGTTTCTGTTTCCAGCTTGTCAAGCCATGTGCAAACGGACTTGATAGCCTTACCATCATTCCATTTTTCAGAAGTCTTGTTTCCAGAGATTACACGATTGAAAAACAGCAGTCTGCCTTTATGTGGACCTTCTTTGATCTTGCACTGTACCGCAAACATCAGCTTGTCTTTCGCTTTTGTCGGCTTAATTTCCATTTTATCGAAGCCAACAATATAAGTACCGTCCGGGACATCCTCAAATGAAGAAAGATCTGCATTCTTTACTTCTTCCTGTAATGCGTCAAGATCAACTTTCTTGTCAAATGCACTGAAATCTACTGCCATAATAATTCACCTATTTAACCTTTCATTTATATAAATTTATTTGTTATCTGATTATTGTCTGGTTCTGCGTCTTCTCTGCCCTCTGACCGGTGGTTCCGGTGCATTCATTGCACCTTCAGTTTCTGATGTGGCATCCATTTTATCAGATTCAGACTCAGTAACTTCTGGTTCTTCCTGAACTGGTTCAGACTGTTCAACTGTCTGTTCAGCGGTCTTTCTTTCCTTGCGTGTTCTTCTTGGTGGTTTCTGTAACTCAGGGGCAGGTACACTCGCGGCCGCTTCTGTTGCAACATCAAAATCAACTTCTTCAGAATCACCTGCTGCTTCCTGAATTGCTTCATCTACCTTTTCCTGATACTCCACAAGTTTCTCATGGTTTTCAGCTTCTACCTCAGCCCTGCTCTTGCGTGTTCTTGTAGTCTTTTCAGCTTTTTCAACTGGTTCTGCTTTCTGTTCTGTTTTTCTGGTTCTGGAACGTCTGCCGGAAGCATCCGGTTTTTCAATATCACCTGCTACTTTCTGGTCCTCTTTGTCCATTTCTTCATCTGACTTATATGTACCCAGTTCATAATAATTTTTAATCTTGTCGTACACATAGTTCAGATCATTATCAATGGCGTAATTCTGGAACATTCCAAGAGGTGACTTAACTGTATCTTTTCCGCTGTTCTGAGTGTAAAAGTAATATTTAGCTTCATATACACCAGTTCTCAGAACGATTGTAAACAGTCCTTCAATAGTGATCTTCTCTCTTAACAGTTTTCCGATCAGCTTAACTGTAGTCAGTCCATTGTCCAGAGTTTCCAGATGGGTCATATAAGCAACTACCACATCATCCGGTAAGTCTTTGCACACATCAATGATCTCAAAGTAATTTGCACCGAAATCATTGTACTTGTCCCATCCAGTTTCCTTGATTCTGTTCATGTATGGGATGGCAAGGATATACTGGAAATCATCAACCACGATCAGCTTTTTACCAGCTTTGACCTGTTCCTTCATGTACTTGATAATTTCTCTTGCATCTGTCACATTATCCAGTGTTTCAAAATGATTCTTGAATGGTAATGGTTTACCTACTGGATTTACTACTGCTGTAATAGCCGGATCACAATTTCTCATGCTGGTACTTTTACCTGTACCAGACTCACCCATGATTAATACTTTCTGTGCCATAATTCTTATACCTCTCTTTCATAAATAGTAATTTTTAATCTTTTTCTATCATCTAATGGTTTAAGCTGTACTGTATAATTTTCACACAGTAAGATACCAACCATATCCTGATATGCTGCACTGGTTCTTGTACCCTCAATTTCAACACATCCGCAAACTTTAAGCTGTTCTGAAACCGCTCTTTCAGATGTGCTTGCTGCTGTACGAATAATACCTTTTAATTCCTCGCATGTTTTCTGCAAGTATAGATTTTTCTCAGTCAATTCCTTATTTTCATCTTCCAGTTCTTTGATTCTCTCAGAATCCATTCTTTATACCTCTCTTTTTTATTCTTCATCCTCTGGATTGTTATTACCCTCAATGACCTTACTGGCCCACATATCAGCCCAGTGAAGGATCATATAAAGCTGTGTTTCATGCCCCTTGACACCATAGTTTGCAGTTTCATACAGTCCGTCATGATATCTGATAGCAAATTCTTCATCCTCTGTCAGATCAATGAACAGGGTTGCAAGTTTAATGGATCTGGTTGCATGATCCAGCGGTAACAGTGACGGATTACGTTTCCATGGTTTAGCATCTGACTGTTTACCGGATTTCAGGATGTTAGGAATGTACATCTGTTTTCCATAATCGCCGCATTTACCGAGATCATGCAATAAGGCGGCAATCACTACACTATCCTTGATTTTGTTGTAGCCTGCACCACCCAGCAGGGAGACACCGATTTTTTCAGCAGTAAACATTACATTGACTGAATGTGCTGCCAGTCCATCTTTTTCATGTGAATGGTTTCCACCAGATGCAGGGGCTTCAAAAAATCCGCACTCTCTCATATACTCAATCAGGTCAAGGACTCCATCACGCCCGGTTTTAATCAGTTCTTCCCTGATAATATCCGGGTAATTGTATTCAACCGCAGTTGCTTTCTCATTCGCCCCTTCTGCAACCTCATTTTCTAATGTACCTGTTGCAACCTGCTCTGCTGTCATTTCTTCAACTTTCTTTTTTGCCATGTTTATTTATCCTCTCTTTCTTAATTTTTCTTTCCACTGATCCTGAAACTCAATATTGTCCAAGTACCATGAATTTCCCTTTTCAGTATCTGCTACAAATTCCTTGAAATTATCAAAATCTTTTGGGTACAGTAAAATCCCACGTCCACCAGCTTTTCTGATTTTTTCAAGATTGTAAAGCTGTAACTCTGATGGTTCCCCTCTCGGTGCTTTTACCTCAAGTCCAAGGAATCTACCATACATACACACCAGTAAATCAGGAATCCCACTTTTGGTATAAGCTGCACCGCCCCAGTATTTCAGGAACCAGAATCCTTTTTCTTCCAGAAATGCTTTCACCTTATTTTCAAAGTTCTTTTCTGCCGCCATATTACTCACCTTTTTTCATAAGTTCTGTTTCAAATTTCTGAATGGATGCAGTTGTTGCAATTTCAGTAATAATACTAGCTGCATATTTCATTGAACTGTCACGGTCAACCTGATATTTGTCTGAAACATCACATATCCCAGAAATAAGGTTGTACACCAATTCCGTAATATCAGCTATGTACTCAGTACGTTTAGTACCAAGCAGAAACTCACAAGCTGTCTTTTTCTGTTCTTTGATTTCTTCCATTTCTTCTCCCTTCTCAGATTTATATGTATATCCGTTCGCATAAGCAAACAGTGTCAACCATGCAAAGTTGATACAGCAAATGATCCCAGGAATCCAGGAATAGGAATCTAACAGACTACCAAAATATAAAAATGAGATACCATTGATAAGTGTAATCAGCTTTAAAACTCTATTTTTCAAACAACTCATCTGTCAGTTCCTTCCCCTTTCTCAATGCTGCAAGATTCTTTTCCTCAAAACTGCCTTTCACCAGCAAGTAATAATAAAAACAACTTTTATCCTGCCCTATACGGTGAATACGTTTCTTTGACTGTTCCCATAAATCACAGGATCCTTTACCAAGCGGCAGGGTGTAGTAAATGATCTTATTTGCTTTCTGAAAATTTCCACCCATTGCGCCGGCCTGATACTGAATAAATGTCACGCTGTTATCTACACACTCATAGGCATACCTTGAACGCCCTGAACCATTCACAAAACTTACTTCCCGGTCAAGTGCTTCACATATTTTCCTTAGCCTTGTAAGTTCCTCATTAAAATTGTAGAAAACAATCACCCTGTCTTCTGTTGATTCCAGTAAGTCCCTGAATGCTTCTAATTTTTCCTTATGCCACTGACCGCACAGTTGCCTTGCATATAAAGTTTTGGTAAGACTGTTATCACCTACCAACTCAACTCTGGGTGTTACATCATTACCATAAAAATCAGAATCATCTTTAAACTGAATAAGATTTAATGTATCTAAGACCAGATAACCATTTTTCATAAAATGTCTGTATTCTTTGGTAGGTTCCACATAAATCTTCTGTTCAATCTGTTCAGGCAGTTCAATGACTTCCTGCGTTTTCATAAATACTGCCCCATGCTGTGCCAGTTTCTTTTTCAGATGATCTACGTGTTTATACCCAGTAACAACTTCCCGTTTAAACTGTCCCTGTTCTACCCATTCTGTATCTACATAGGAAGCCCAGAACGCTTTTTTCTTTATATCCCATCCCAGCAGCTTGCATTGTGACCACAGCTTTTCATATTTACCGGATGTTGGTGTACCTGACAACAGAACAACGCTTTCTGGTTGTAATCTCAGAATGAATTTTGCTCGCTGTGTAGTCTCATTTTGTATCAATGAAGATTCATCCAACATCAAAGTAAAATCCTTTATATGAGTGATATATGAACGCCTGTACACCAAATCATAGTTGATAACACCGACAATCTGTTTTTTACAGTCATAGATGGTACTGGTGTCAATCAATTCCCGGAACCGTACCACCTGTGTTTTCTTTGTCAGGTTGAACACTTCATAATCTGGATAGTACTTTTCAAAGTGATCCACCCAGTCATCAATCTTTGATTTCTGGCAGACCACCAGATTTACGTCATTATTCAGCAAGTACATTTTCTCTGCACCGAC